ATCTCCCCCCTAAGTTTCTTCGTCCGCTGTTTCGTCCTCGTCCGTCTTGGTTTCTTCGCCTACATCGGTCGCTTCTGCCGTTTCATCTGTCTTGGTTTCTTCGGGTTTGTTTGTTTTCTTTGACTTGGTTTCTTTCTTCGCCGGAAGTTCCTGCGTTCCTTTTTCGGGAACTTCAACGCGATACGCTTCCCATTTGCCCGTTTTAGGATTTTGCCTGAATCTTAACTGCGACATATATTTATCTCCTCTTTACCAAATTATTAAGATATTTGTACTTTGATTTTCGCGAATGATTTCGGAATTGTTACCTGCGCTCCGTAAACATGCAAACCTTTTACGCCGTCCGCAAATCTTTTTTCCATTCTGTACGCTTCTGTTTTAAGTATCTGGTTGCGCGGGTCGCTCCGAGATTGTGTCCTGCGATAATCGTATTGTTTCCGGGTGTATTGTTTACTTCGAAGATATTAAATCCCATAGAACGCCCGACAGAACCGGCTATCAATGTACCTTCCGCGAACACACCGCCCGTGCCTGTGAATCTCGTATCATTTAACAACTGCGCTATAAATTCAGGCGGTGCAGCGAGATTACGTCCCTGAGCGGGAACATTCGATTTTTGCATAATAGTTCTGAGCTGTACCAATATAGTAAACGCATCTTCGGGAGACAATATCGTAACGTCTGGCAAAGTGTTTTCTGCGGCTACTCCTGCCGCCAATTTTTCAAATAAAAAGGTATCTTCCTGCTCCGCCAACGCAAACGCTGAACGTTCCATGGCGGCGTCCATAAGCGTAGCATTCGCCTGAACAGCGTCAACATCATCTATTTGGAAATTGAACGCTTTTCCTTGGTCAATTATTAAACTTTGTGCGACCATGCTTAATTCTTCGGGCGGGTTCATATCGGTGTTGCGCTGATAGTCAAATATACTTATTCCGCCTATTTGATTAATTTTGACAGTGTCGCCTTTGTCGCGGATTTCACCCTCATAATCTACGTTGAAAAAGTTTCTTGCTACAAGTGCATTGTCTAAATGCTGCAAAAGTCTTGCCGACCATATGGTCGGGATAAAATTAGCTACTGACATATTTATAAATCTCCTTTATGTTTTGTTTTATTTGAGTTTTTGCATTGATTCTTTGACCCCATTGTCCCAATTCTTGTTTATTTCGTCGGGGGTCATTGCGTTAAGTTCGTCCGCTGTATAAATTTTGCCGTTTCCTTTGCTCGAATGTGATTTTCCCTCGTCTTTGGGCGGCGGAGCTTCCCCGCTTGCAAATGCTGACGGATTCGTTTCTTTTATTGTTTTCATCGCTTCGTCAAATCCTGTCAACTTACCCTCTTCGAGTTTAACCTTGTCTTTGATGTCGTTATAAACCCCGCTTTTGGCATAATTTGAGGAAAATTTAATCGCACCGAGATTTTCGCGCAATAATGCGTCTGTTTCGGCGGTGACTTTGTATCCGTCAAATTCGCTTTGCAATTTTGTATAATTTTCGGTTGATGTGTTGAGTTTCGCCGTTAAATCTCCCAAATCAACCCCCTCAAAAGGTTTTAATTTTTCGGTCAAGTCATTGATTTGCGTTGATGTGGCAGTCTGTAAATTCGTAAACTTTGTGTTTGCGTCGGTTAATGAGGTGTTAAGCGATGTGACTTTTTTGCCGTGTTCCGCCATGATTCCGTCAATTACTTCTTTTGTTAATCCGTCGATTCCTAATTTTTCCAAATAAGCTCTTTCCATATAAAATTTCTCCTATCACTTCGTTTTTGTTATCGCGGTTTACGAACCGCGTTGTGTCGACTGTTTTACGACTAATCTTCTGTCGAAATTTTTGCATATAAAAAGCCCAACGCAATTTATATACGTTGAGCTTGTTATTCTGTTGTGTGGGTTAATCAATGTTATATTTTTTCTTTAACTCTAAGAGTTTTTTGTTATATTCTTTGAGATGTTCTTTCCGCCTGACAACATCTTCGCCGTCAAATCCTCCTTTATACGGGTACTTTTCATCTATCAGCCTAAGTTCTTCCGTAGACCAGTCGAATAATTTCTTTTTTTCTTCGTTGTATTTATCTCTATTCAACAAAAATCAACCCCTTTAAAGTTTTTGATAAATGACGCATAATTTCAAGCTGCTCGATTTCGATTGGTATATCGGTTTCTTCGGCTATCGCTCGAATTTCGCTAAATGCGTTTATATATAAATCATGCGCTTCTGCCGGAGTTATTGAACTTCCCGTGTATCGCATAATATTATACAAATCTCCCGATATAATTTCTGATTGATAATGCCGCCCTTTAAAGAAAGCCATAAAATCACTGCGGCTGAAAGAATCCTTATAAGCAATCGGGTGGTTATGGATAACGCGGCTTCCCCTTAATATTTCCATTCCCGCAAGTTCCGAATTTACATTGAAAGAAATTCCCTTTAATTCGTAAATCTGATTTGTCGGAGAAATAACAAGAGCGTGTTCAACATCTGCGTAAGCATATTTTTCTATGAAATTATTTATTTCTCTGTTTATTTCATCTTCGTTATTCCAGTCAATAGGTCTTATATCCGTAATTGTTGTATTTCCGTCTGTATCTCCTATTATACCACGTTTTTCTGGGATTGTAAACACTTTTTCATCATCTCCCGAAATATTTATTTCGGTTGTCGTAATCCCTTGCTTCGGTATTTTCGCTGCCGCTCTGCCGATTTCTTCGGGCGTTCTGCCGCCGCCCGTCCATTTACTGCCGCTCGTTTTATTTGATGAATTTATATCGGACTTCTCGCCGTCAAACCCTGTGTATACGCGTTGATATTCGGGACGCAATCCCATTGCTTTCGAAAAATCTTTATATACTTGTCTTTGCCTTGTATATTTGGCTTTCGCGGCTATCAAATCATCAGCGGCGGTATCTCCTGCGGCTTTAAGCCCTGCGATTTTACTTCTTTGTATTCGCATAGCGCGTTCAAATTTGCGTTGTTGTTGGCGTGCTTCATATGCCGTGTACTCTTTACCCTCAAAAGTATGAGTTTTAAGTTCGTTCTCCTCCAATGCTTTCAATTCGTCGTCGGTATAATTGGGAGGAACATTGTGAAATGTTGCGTATTTTATATGATAACAATTATAATCATCAAGAGTGCCGCCGCCGTATTCGGCGTATAATTCATGCTCCGTCGGATAATATTTGCCTGTTGTATCAAATCTACGTCCGCCCCAACCGTGGGACGGTCTGTGTCCGTTGTGCCAACTTATTTCATATACCGTTGTCCCTAAAATTTGGGCGTTGTGTTCGCTTTGCATATTCGTTAAATCGCTTAACCCGCTCATTACTGCACGTCTGACTGCTACATCTATTCTGTTACTCCAACCCGTGGCATAATCAACGGTACGCAACCCCGAATTTGACATCTTTGTCACAGCTGTTTTTATTGCGTTCTGCATTGTATCTTCGCCTGTATATACTTTCATCATTGCCATATCAAGTTCTTGCTGATAATATTGTGCTATCGGTTTAAATTGTACGCGCCCGCTTGTGTTTTCCGCGAAACCAAGAGAACGGGTAAAATTAAATAATTCTCCATTGGTTTGTTTTGCAAAATTTTCAACCATACGTTGCAAGAATTTGTTTTCTTTATATGGTGTAAACGGGATTCTTCCTTGAAACACACGTTTGTCGTATATACCGTGCGATGTCGCCGCTTTTTCGTATAAACTTTTTATTTCTGCGTCGGATATATTCAACACCCTTTGTATTTGTTGTTGCAAACCGTCCGTAAACCCTATTTCTGTTGCACGCGTGAGCATATATTCTGCGGTTGAAGTAAATCCATCTGTTTTTAAAATACGCCGCGCAATATCATTTATAACCCATTCTTGCAACTGTTGAAATAATTGTTCCAAACCTCGCGGCATTCGTTCAAATCCTCTGTCGAACTCACTCATTTTTGCATTCTCCCGCTAATTTTATTATGGGATTTCGCCCTCTGTATGTGTCAATTGCTCCATTTCAGGCATCATTTTCAACGCCTCGCCTTTGCTTACGCCGTATCTGTACATCAAATATAATTCGGGGCGCAGTAACCCCGCGGAAACTTCGCTTAGCCGTCTGTTTAATTCGGCGTTTTTGTCCTCGATTATACTATCGTCAAATGTGACTGTTATTTCCGTTTCGCGGTCAAGACCGAGAGACATGTTATAACGCATACCTATTTCTATTATCAATCGAACTAAATCAACCAAAACCGATTCAAGTATTATTTCGTGTTTTTTCAATGTGCGGAAAAGCGTGTTGTTTTCCGATATGACTTGTGTTGCTGTAGCCGGACTGCCCGCGTTTGCGTATTTATAATAATTTTCGCCGAATCCAACCTGAGACGAAAAAATATCCAAGCCCTGCTGTAACGCCGCCTGATGTTCAGCAGAACGCAATTTGAAATCCAACTCTTTCAAAAACGGTTTATCATCAAGACCGCCCGCACCGTCAGGTAATGTATAAAAAGTTAAATCATTGGGGTCAAATACAGGTTTTCCATCCTCAAAGGTTGTTGCTTCCGCAGTTACCATAACCCTTTTTTTGCCGAGTGTAAATTCGTTAAGATATGAATCATATATCGTATCGCAAAAACGCATACTGTCAATAGCATTGGCAAATATCGCAATTCCCAAAGGATTGTCGGGGTCTATGTTGTTTCCGATATTCAAACGGTCTATTATAAACGGTTTTGTCGGGCTTCCCGTTATAATTTTATTCTCTATCGTTTCATATCCTGGTACTTGTGAAAAATCCACAACCGTGTATTTTGAAGAGCTTTTGTCATTATCCTTTTTTAATAATAAATTTTCAATAACATAACTTGATTGTTTTTCTCCGTTTTCTGCGGTAAAATCTTCTGTGTAAAAAAGTTGTAAAAATATATAAGCAACTCCATCTTCGGTTGTCGCGCTGAATACCGCCAATTCGTTTATTACGCTGTTTTCCCACGAAAGCGGAATTATATTGTCAGCCATTATATAATTGATTTTTATCCCGTTATTTGTCCAATACGGGATATACGCCATAGTACCGAACGCGGCTTTGCGTTCCTGCGATTCGTTTAATTTTACATACACGTTGTTTTCGTCAAAAATTTGTTTAACAAATGTGTCCGTTTCTTCGCTTTCAATGGCAATCAAGCATTTTTCGTTGAATAATAAGTTAGCGATGTTCTCGCATATACTTTTTCCCAATTGCAACGAAGCTCTGACTGAGTTTACAGATTTTTTTCCATTCCATACGGTATAATTATGAAATCCCTTGACATTACCGCGATACCATGTTTTCCACTTTTCTATTTCACCCGACAAACTGTCGTTCGGTTTAAATCCGCGGTCTTCTAAAAATTTCTTTAATGCTTTGTCCATATAATATATTTCCTCTCGCGTTATCCTCGATTTAATTGTTTCATTAAAGTACACAAGCTGTATTCGAACGCATCCAAACTGTCAATATTGGTCGTACCGTCGTCGAGCCTCGTATCTTTGACAGAATCAGCACGCCAAACGGCTGTTGCAAACGCGTCCTGTATTTTTTCACATTGACGCGCTATTTTTAATCTGTTTGTAGCGAATAATACGCTTGTCAATACAATACGTTCGTTAATCTCGTATTTTATACACCGCTTTACAATCGCATTAATTCTCGCGGACATAACGGCTGTATGCAATCCGTTTACCAACATTCTTTCGGCGTTATCGCAAAAGACATACGCTTTACCATATGTTTTTACAACATTTGAAATAAACGGCACTAATTTTTTATATAATGTGTCGGGGTCGAAATCTTCTTTTGTATAAAATTCGTCAAGAACGATAACTTCTGCTTTATTTGTTACTCCTACCGCGACGGCGGTGTTTGCCGATGTGCCATGTCCCCAGTCAACCCCGATATATACGCCGACTAACGGCGATTTAATTATTTCTTTGATATATTCAACGGGGGATTCGATTATATATTTATCAGGATTATCCGAAAACAGCCGATAAATCGCACCCTCAGCTTGTTTCCTTAATCCTAAAATATCACGAGCAAACCAAACGCTTTTTGTGTCGTATTTATTGAGTTCTTCGTTTAATTTTTCCTGCGTTATACTCATATTGTCGGCGATTGTAAAATGCCCGTAATTATATCCATAATTATTGTCTTGCAATTGTTTTTTTTCGTGAAAATTAAGTATTTCGGTATAATAAAAATGACTTTCGGCTTTTGGATTTAAGTCATGAAATATTTTTCTGTCTTTGCTTACCAATGTACGGTCAAATACTTCTGTTATAAATTTAATATGACATTCGTTTACTTCCGTAATGTACGCCATGCCATAAC